TTATAATCCCAGTAGTCGCTCTCCTCCTTCCCGAATCGGACCAGCAGCTCTTCGCCGGTCGGCCACACCCAGCGCAGTTCGGACGCGGACGCCAGATAGCGTGCACCGTCGTTAAAGAGGCGGTACATACGCTTCGACTGAGTGATGATGTCGGTAAGGTTCTTATACTCGGTATCGAAAATGACACCGCGCCAAAAAGAGCCATAGCCCAGGCCAACGAGGCGACGAAACCGCGCCAACTGTGCGGCGGTTTTACCCGGGCCACGAGTTCCCTCGTATAGGATTTCGTTACATGGACAGCTCAGGGAGAGCGACTGCGACCCCGGCAGCGGTTTCCAGACGGCTTTGTAATTCATCCACCAAGAACCTCGCTCTGTTGCTTCTGCGCTGCCGCTTCCCAGTCGTCGACGTTATCGCAGGACGGGACCGGCATGATGCTATGGGTTGCGGTGACCTTCTGCTCCACCTGCTCTTTGAATGCCTGCACGCGCACATGCTTGCCGAGCAATTCGAGGTTTTTAACCTTATCAGGCCACTTAACCTTTTTAAGGATGGTCTCGGCGGTCTCTTCGTCGAAGTTTTGAATGGTCGTGCTGATGTCCAAACCGGTTAGCGAAATTCGCCAGGCTTTAGGCCATGAGGTGATCGGCCTTAGGCTGCCGTCGTCATTCAAGATGTCCAAAACATCCATCTGGTCGATCTCAACCAAGCGCCGGAGCACATAATCGGCATCAATGCCCACATCCTCGTTGCGCTTACTCTTGAGTTCGGCGATCCTGTTTTGGATGTCAAGTTTTGACAATAACTGAGCGGCTATTCGGTTTGCAGTTTTGACGCTGTACCCCGCCCGAATAGCCGCTTGCGTGGCGTTTAAGTCGATGAGGTACTCGCGGCAAAACATGTCCTGCTTTGTGTTGAGTGCCATATTTTTACTTTGGAGAGATAATGGAGAAAAACACGGGTTTTAGTTCGCTTATTGATACATTCAAGCAAAATAAAGAAGTCATAGCAGACGCTTGTGATGCAGGCCTTGAAGCTGCAGAATCAATACCTTTCGTTGGCTGGGCATTAAAGCTATGGAATGTAAAAAATACATACCAAGAAAGAAAGCTGTACAGAAATACGAAAGCTTTTTGGGAGGCCTCTCTCATAAAAGATCCTGAGGCGTTACGCACCAAATTTGCCACTCAAGAAGCCGCTGAGGAGTTTACAGACACGTTAGTTCAGGTGCTAATAGACTCAGAGAAGCCTTATAAAGCAACCATGGTATCCAATGTAACGAATGCTTTGGCGTTGGGCGTACTAACTCACGAAGAAGCTAACGATATGATTTTAATCATACTAAATGCTTCAGTTCCAGCATTGAAATCCTTGCATAAATTCTATCCAAGGCTTCATCGCGGCAAATACATTGCAACGTCCTTATTAGAGGATACCGATAAAGACGGAACGCATAGCATGCTTAATTCCATGGGGCTGATTTATCGATGGGCCGATCAAACTGCCTTATCCAAGGTCGGAAGAAACATTGCCCAAGTCGCTTATCGCGGTCTTTAGTTTTACAATTCGCCCTTTACGCCATTACGATGGGTCTGCCCATAGTGATGGCAATAAAAAAACCGCCCGAAGGCGGTTATATTCAGCAGGTCAGCATATTATCTGTGAATGACAAATAGTGATTTGCATCGAGGACAAAGCAACGGCAGCTCCTGTCGTACTTTTGTGGAAGGTTGATTAGAGTGATGACCACATATCGGGCAAGTCACTGTTGTTTTGGTCGCCGCTTCAACGCGTTTAAGTGCGTAATCGAAGAATGACATAATTCTTAACCCCTCTAAGAGTGAGGTCTATCATACCACGACTGGCCATTTTTTAACCACGGCACCCATCACTTTAGCACTTAATCACCGAGTTAATAATCTGCTAACTAACCTCGGATGTTGCAATAGTGAACTTGTTTGACACAAACCCACGAGCCTCCGTAGCTGAGCTTTTGAATGGCTACCACTACCCGGAGTGGCCACGCCCATGCATGCCCTTGAGTTTGCATCTCATCTGGAAGCTAATGAGCGGTGTGCATCTGGCGTTCGCGCAGCTTTGCCAAAGCTTGTTTTAATTTCAATCCTTAACCATCACAACAGAGGTTCACCAACTAGAGACTCAGGGCAACATCGTGGCTGCTGTATTGCTTTTGCCTAAAGTTGGTCCGTTTTAATGCTTCATTGACTTATCCTTAAATAGGTATATCAATACCCTTATCCGCTAATAGGCATTCAACCAACTCGATGTGTTTTTCATGGTGAGGGTTAGATGAGGATTTTCTTAATATCCCACGCTTACGCTTGTTGTTGGTTGGCCGAGTGCCAGGCTATCTAGGACTCTGATGCGGAGAATGCCAACTCCGGGGAAACATCGATAAAAAAGAGCATTAAAACTGAGACTCCTGTAGCCCTCCACGTGAGGGCTCTTTTTTACCATTATCAAGCACACCTAAAGATAAGCTTTGGAATAGACGCAAAAAAAGCCACCTTAGAGACCTTAGAGACCTTAGGATCTCTTACATCAATTTTATTTTTACTTCGTACCCTTCGAGCCCTGTCATAGTCTCGCGGGGAGTAAACTCGATTTCCGAAACCTCCTTGCCAGTTCTCTCTCTAAGTTCAGCAATTTTTTCCGTAATGAGGATAGATATTTCTTCTTCAGCTTTACGTTCCAGTTCTTCACTTTTCATTTACACACACCTTCAGTTGACCCAAACCTATTATAAATAATAGGTTATCTTCCCAGAAGACGCCCAGGAATCATCAATCCAACCAGCTGTTATGCTAGCCCGTTAGAGGAGGTGCCCAGGCGTGCTGCGACAGTACTAGATACTTTAATTACTACTGCTGGCACTGCATACGGATATAATCCTGTAGATAGTTCACTTGCCCGTTGATGGTGACGATTCGCTCTCTGAGGGTGAAATAATCC